CCAAAGTTCACAAAATAAATTTTGTTCAGCCCACCGACAACATTTTTACAGGGAACCTGCCTGCCTAAGGAAATATCACACGACATTTTTTCTTTGTTTTATTAGATTAAAAAAGGGGGCGAGGACATAGCCCAAGCCCCCCTATGATTTACGTTAACTCGGATTAAGAGTAAAGAACAACGTCTGAACCGATACCGTACTGAACTCCTGCGAAGAAGCGTAGGATTACGCGGATGTTGTCTGATCCGTCAAGGTCAGCCATATCAAGAACGCGAACTTCGTTACGCTCGTTCAGAAGACCAGTTCCGAAGAATAGGTTTGAAGTCTGAGCAGCTACCATCTTGTTAGAAGGAAGACCGTTGGCCATAGCAACACGGATACCATCGAAGAACAAATCTCCGTTGCCGTACCAAGTAGTACCTTTATTGTCAACACCATTTGCTCCAAGACCTGAAGTTCCGAATCCACCAAGAGCGCGGACATAAGCCTTTGCTACGTTTTGTGGAACGTAGATAGTCAAGTCCTCCTTGCCGTAAAGGGCAGAAGGGATAGCGTCTACAACTTTACCAAGCTCTGCGATTACGTTTGCAGCAGTCACGGTGGTAGCGGTTACGTCAATAACGTCTGAGTCAGCAGTCATCAATGAAAGGAATCCGCTAAATTCTCCTGCACTTGCAGCAGTACCGTTCCAAATGTTCTGCTCAATCTTTTGGGCAGTCTTTGAAGCAACGTGTGCAATCAAGAAATCAGCGAAAGAAGCGGGGATGCTATCGTAAGCAGAGAAACCCATTTGACCACCGATCCAAGAATCGTAGTAGTCCTTCTTGCAAAGCTGCAAGTTCACTTGAAATGGCTCAACCTCAAGGATGCGGTCGGTCAAGGTCAAGGTAGAAGTTGCATCGAAATCGCATGTAGCGTCTCGCACAATTCCGTCGGTATTAACCTTCTGAAGGGTAGTGCGGTAGTTTACGTTTGGAAGGATCTCGACGAGACCTTTGTCAAGCGTGTCTGCGCTCAAAAGAGCAGCAGAGATGTACTTGCTGGCGAATTGACCAGCGTACGAAGTAGTGATTGAAGTAGTTGTAGCCATTTTTTATTTATTATTTATTCATTCGTGCAAGGACTCGGTCAATCGTCTTTTCGGGTCGGTTTGAACTCATCTTTTGGACTTGCTTTGTTTCGGGGTTGTGCTTGATGGCTTTCGCAGCAGGTGCGGCAGACAGTTCAGCTTTAACGGCTGCCATCTCCTCCTTCTTGGCGTATCCGCCCATCTCCTCACGCATCCCTTTCATTTCTTCGCGCATCATTGCAATTTCCTCGAGAACCTTCTCGATGATAGCAACTACCGCAGGAGCTTCTTCTACGACTTCCATATCGGCAAGTTCAGTAGGTAATTCAACCTCTACTGCTACTTCAGCAGCGGCAGGGGCTTCTTTAATTTCAGCGATCATACCTTCTTCAACGATGACCAAAATACGGCCATCCTCTAAAAGGTGTTCGCCAACTGGAGCTGCAACGCGATCTTCGCCGCTAACGACGAATACTTCATTGCCTGCTTCAAAGGCTTCAGCCTCAAGAACGGTGCCGTTCTCAAGGTTCATTGTTGCTAAACTTACATTCCTTACGGAGGCAAGTTCGGCAAGGATTCTATTCAGAATGGAATTTGCTTTCATACTAAGTAATTAAAAGGGTTTTGGTTATTTGTAACATTTTTATGGATTGATAACTACGGTGCCCTGCCCAACAAGTGAGCCAACACCCTGTGCTTGGATAGATCCATCGCAGCAATTAGACTTGTAGGTGTTGTCGGGGCATAGGCACCCACGACGGCCGCCTCGTGGTGAGGCAACTGGGAGTTTTTGAGGTCTATTCATTTTTAAGGTCTTCTTTGTGGTATAGGTATTCGCTTTCTTCGGTATGCTCTGCGCCTGTCATAAGCCTGCCGTCAGCATCTTTATGCGTGGGGCCTGTGTAGAGTTTACCGTCTGCCGTGTAGTGAGGTACGCCTACCTCTAGTTTAAGCTTACCAAGTTCCTTTAGTTTTGACTCTGCCCAGTTCTTTCCAGCAAGACCTCCCCACAGTAGGAATGATATTGTACCACAGGCTTGGCTATTATTTTCATCGTAGTATGTCTCGGCTCTTGATAGGTACGAATACATCCGTGTGATTGTCTCTACAGACAAAGCCCTGCCTTGTGCTAACTGCTGCGCCCTAACCTTGCCTACTGCGGTAGCGCATTTGTTACCGTTCTTTTCGTTTAGCTCAATGCCACGCTTGGCGTTGTTCTTTACAGAATCTGGATAGTCAGAGTATGCCTCTAGCTCGGTACGGGTTCCTGACTTTTTACGACCATCCCTTTTTATAATAGCGATAATCTGAGAAAGCATTAACGCTGCCTCTTGTTCTTCGATGATCTCGAGTTCCTGCCTTGATAGGTTTATCTTGTCAACAAAGTAACCTTCAATAGAGAATCCACGAAACTCACCGCTTTTAACGCGCTGCCATAAGCTCTCATTTTCGATCTTCATAGATACCATCCAAGTGCCAACTGGCAGATCAAGACCATAAGCCCTGCTCTTATCCATCGTTGCGTCTTCGATAATCCAAGATTCTACAATCGTAGTACCCTTAACATCGTAGTCGTGTTCGATGGTAGCGTTGTTTTGGTAGCCGTTTTTGAAGAACAACTCCATTGCTTTACGTATGGTGTCTTTGGAAAAGTACACATAGTACTCGTTCTCACCATCGGTGCGGTAGATTGGCTTGTCGGGGATAAGGGCTGCGCCCATCAGCAACTGCTTCTCTTGGTTTTGCATTGCAAAGACCTCACGCTTCTGCGAGTTTAGCGCGATAAAGTCCTCCTCAATGGCGGGATGCTCTACGAGGCTAATTGCATCGATGCCTGTGAGCAGCATCGTTTCATCTAAAATAAGTTCTATCAGTTTCATATTATCCGAATGTTGCGGTTCTTACTCGTTGGCGTTGTAATTGTTGTGAGGTCGTTACATCCTGTCCTACTACATAAGCGCGGATGGGTTGGGCAAACTGACCGCCGATACCCTGTGCAAGTTGGTTCGTGCCACTCTGACCCACGATATTAAATTGAGGTTGTGGAATACTTCCGCCTCCGCCGCCCGTAGGTATTGATGGAGTAGATGGATTTTTCTCAGTAAAACTAAACTTTTGAGCCTTTATGGCTGCGACACGCGCGAGACCACCAGCGACTGCAATTGCGGCGGCGATGCCACCACGAATAGGTGAACTTGGGTCGGGGATAGGTGAGAACTGAGATTGATATGCCTTTTGTGCAGATGAAATTGTAGAGATAATTGCTTCAGCAATGTTCAATGATTTACTCCTGTTAAATGCTTTCTCCGATGCTTCCTTACTATCTTGGTCATAAATGCTATTAAGTTCTTTAAGTGCGCCAATGGTGCCAAGAGCAGACTCGGTAGCGAGGTCAAATAACTGCTGGCGAAAGGCTTTCTCTTTGGCTAATTTATCTTTATTGACTTTATCTGCTGCGTCGGTGTCGACTTTATTTGCTTGAGCAGTTCTGATTCGGCGTTGTTCAAGTGCCCAAATTTCCTCATCCTGTAATTCTTCAAGTTGGGTTTGATAGAACTCCAACTGTTGAATGCTGAACTGACCTCTTGCTCTAACTGCTTCATTCCCCTTCTCGGTGGCTTTTGCAAGCTCGTCCGCCCAATAGTTGTTGCTGACGATGATTGCGTTAAGGCGGTCAAATTCCTCCTGACGTTCTTTCTCTCGGTCAGCCTTTGCCTTTATTGCATTTGCTGCTTTTAAGTCCCGAACCCGCTTTTCATCGGCTGCATCAATCGCCCGAAGGGCAGACGCATTGTCAAGAATGGCCTGCTGAACATCCATTTCGGTTTTTGCATCACCTGTTATACCCGCCAATCTTGCTTGAAGGTCATATCCTTCTTGTTCAATTAGGTCTCTTTTCTTTTGGTATATTTCATCTGCCGTAGCGCCCGATGCCTCAAGCTCCGCTATCTCACGCCGTATCTCATTAGCACCACCCGAGCGAGCCTTACGCTCTTTGTCTAGTAAATCTGCTGCTGCAATAGTAGCATCGTTGTAGGCCTTCTTTGCATCGGTTGCTGCTTTTAACGCCTCCGCTTCTTCTTCTTCGCTTACAACGAGTTGGTCATATAGCTTAATGGCCTCTTGAATTGCCAAAATAGCAATACCAAACGCAGCAGTCTTGAACGCAAGGTCAAGACCTTTTATTGCTCCCGTTGTTGCTTTTACCGATTGGAACGCTTGGAAGAACGCATCAGACATTCCGCCTGTAAGATCGTTAACAAGTCCCTTTACGGGTGACAATGCGTTCTTTAGGGTCTCAACATCAGCTGCGCCCTGCTTAATCTTTCCGTCTCCCTTTGCGGGAGCATTAAGAGCCTCATCTAAATCATCCTTGACCTCTTTAGCCTGCTTCTTTATGCCCTGAAGCTCCTTACTGATTTTAGCAGCAGCAGGAGCGGCGTTGGTGACAACATTGATGTCAATCGTTATTTCTTGAGCCATCTCCTTCTAATTATCTTTTTGGTATCCTCCCAATTACTTGGGACGTGGTATTTGCCTTTTGCTATTTCTACGTTATCGCTCACGCCAATCCAATCTTCCGACTGGAGTAGGTCTATTAAATAACCAATATATCCTTTTGTCATACTACGTTGAGGAGTTCAAATGTTGTTTTGCCTGTGGTCATATTTAGGCTGACGTTGTTTATGATGTACTTGGTGTTGTTCCAAACGATTGCATTCTGAAGGTTCAGCGTGATGATTTTTCCGATAGGCAGAACCGCTTCCACGTTGTAAACCCTGCGCTGGGCAGAATAAAGGTCGGTGATGTAGTCGCTCCACTCGGTGTAGTAAAGGCTGCGGTTTATCGATTGCAGGAAGAACGGGTCTATGTCTCCCCCAAAACAAATAGAATACGCAGCGCCGATGCCATCGTAGCGATTGGAGGTGTTGGCATACCAAACATCGTCAACCCTTCTGTGAGTACCATCTACGTTTACATACCCGACAGGGTTTGAATCTATTTTTATTCTATACGTAGCGTAAAATAGAATAGGCGCGCCTAAGTATGGGTTGAATATACCCGCCTCATTTGTCTCGCTTGTGATGCTTTTGTAAACGATTACATTGGTAAGGGCATCTGTATGCAGGTCGGTAAGTCTTTCATATAGCGGACATTCAAACGGCACGTCAATAAGCAGCTCATCGCCATCAAAGTCAAAGTTTGTGTTCAAATCCCCAAATCCTACATTGTTCGTCTGTTGGTATTGGAATCCGAGTATCTGTTCTGTTGGTTGGTACTTAAATTCTATCTCCCTGTATAGCGGTGGTCTGTTAACCACATATTGCGTTATGTCCAGATACTCTTGAAAGTCTTTATCGGTTCCTGCTGCGTACCAATCCTGCAATGGCTGAAGCAGGAATGTGTTAGGTGCGGTCGGAACAATTACCATATTGTACATCTTTATGATGCCTGCCAAGAAGTCCTTTACTTTTATTTCGGGCATCAATTCAGAGACTCGTACTGTTCCTGTAATGGTATCGGTTGCTGACATTGATGCGGTGCCAAGTGAGGTAGATGGGAACAAATCCATTGCCCACGTGGTAAAGCGATAGGTGAGGGGCGTTGAATTTTGAGTTGGTTTAATCCTTAATGAAATCCTATCACCCGCCGCTGCTAAGAAAAATTGAGAAGTAATCGTAGTTCCTATAGCGCTTGTTGGCACTACGATTGATGAACGATACGCTCCATTTATGAATAAACCAACATTCGCCTCTACACTTAAAGTATTGACAAAAAAGGTAAAGGAGTATACACCGAGAGATGTTGTGTCAAAAGTATCATTAGCGAGGTCGAAATACGTACCCGTTCTCGTTTGGAAGTTTATCTTTTGATACGTTACTGCGTTCGGTTGGTCTTGATACATATAGCCTTCCTTGCGGTGAAGCCATAACGACAAGTCCGAAAACGGTAAGGCAGATAAGAAAGCTCCTGTAAAGCTGATGCCGTATTTTGCTTCCATCGCATCAAGGATAGCCGTAACCTTTAGCGCAGGCTTAAACTCATAGTAATGGATGCCTCTAAAACCTTGACCTTCACCGCCTGTTGTTTTATAAGCAATGTTATCTTCATTATTAGCACCAGCGCCTGAGCCGCTTTGATAAAACCAATTTTTAACAGGGCTGCATAATGGGTAAAACAATGGAGCGTACGTGGATGTCGTTAGCCTATCATAGATATCGTCATCATCATACCGATGGTCGTAGTCGCTGAAGTCAAGGTCGTATAAGTAGTCCTCGCCAAACAAGTCAGTAAGCGTTACGACATCGCCATAGAACGTAAGCGTGTAGGCATACGGATCCGTGCCTTTGAGCTGCACGTTCTCTAGCTCTATCACTCCCGTGCGAAATGGCAGCGAGTTTATTTCGATTCTTGCTGATGCTCTTAACCTACCATCAAATCCACCTACTACATCGTTTCGGTAGTAGTAACTAAATACCCCGTTGTTCGTTGCACTCGCAGGAACCGTAAAGGCTTGCGTGAAGTCCGTGAACACCTTTGAGATGTCCTGTACGTTTTGCACAGATAGGTTGATGCTAATCTCCTCATCTTGGAATATATCCAAGCGCACATCGTTAACGTAAATATCAACCTTGTTCATCGTACAAGCATCCTTTGGTCAAAGGCGTAGGTGAAGGCCATCGTGTAGTTAATGGTCTTGTCGTTTACCGACTTTAGGTAGTCTACGCTTCCACGATTAGGAACGATCGCTACCCATTGGCCGTCTTCGTAGACTGCCACTTTCTCGCTCATCAAAATCTCCTCTACCACATCGCCATAGGACTGATCTACAAAGCCCGTGTTTAGAGTTATGGTGTTGCGTGAGTTAATGTTAAAGGACTGGTATTTGCCGTTAGTGTAGTTCACATCGGTAAAGCCATCCGCATAGATGCTCTTTTGGTATTGGTCTTGCTTAAAACTGCCCTGCTCCGTTGACTTTTTGAAGAACGTAATGTAGTCGCTCATCCCGAACTTGTTCACGAACTGCACAAGGTATGGGTCGTACTTCGGCTCGCAGATAACTTCAAAGTCTACTGCGGTCTTGTCATCTACCTCACCCAATGCCTCAAGTGCTTCGCATAAGCAGTCAAGCCCCTCTACTACTCCGCCATCAGTCTTTACCCTATCATTGTATGCGATTCCCTCGCTATTGACAAGCAGGTTGATGGTGTAGTTGTCTGTTGGGGTGATTCCTAAAAATGCTGCTACGTTAGCAACTCCAGAGGGGATGTAGATAATTCGCTGCGTAGAGACAAGCGTGGTGTTCGCATAGCCCAATTCATCCTTCAAAGAGAACCAGTATTCTACTCCGTTGATTTCAATACTAAAACCATTGACTCCACTTGTGGTGTTGTATGACACGGGCAGCGATTGGTAGTTTCCCGCAAGCACCTGCATTGGGCGGTTGGTGAATAAATTGGGCTGCGTTACTCCAGTATTCTGCTGCTGACCCAATGATTTGTAGCCATCTAAAACAAAGAAGTAAGCATCGCCTGTTGAACCACTCTCTGGCGCAGTGCCATTGTTACTATATTCATAGTCAGCAGATCGGCGCACCCACAACCCCTCTCCCGTTTCTGATGTGCTTGGGGCGGTAATAAATGTTTTTCCGAATGGGTGCAAGAAACGCTCCCGCACCAAATCACTTACCTCAAAGTTTATCACTTGATTTACAGAGTAGGACTTTGATAGGTTGTATGTTGTTTGACCTGCTACTGGCGTCTGCGCCCCTGTATAGATAGCAAGGGCTAAATCCATAGAGTAGAGTGCATCGTTTGGTAGCGCGTTGTTTTTTATCGTTACAAATAAAGGGCTACGAGCTTGCGCTAAGCTGGCAGGTAGTGCTGATACTGGTGTACTCATTCTTTTGTGTTTTGCAATGTGAAGCGTAAGAAGTCCGCTAACTCAAGAGCGTATGCGACCGCAAGCTCCTCTGGTAACTGTTCAAACTTTAACTGAAATGGTCGGGTAAAGAAGCTGGTTGTCTTGATACCCTTCTGGTAAATGCTGCGGCTTACAAGAAATGCAGTTGCATCGTAGCTTAAAAATTTGCCTTTCTTGTCTCTAAACTGAAACCTTCTAGCTGCAACCCATTTTTCTATTGATCGGGATAGGCCGCCTTTCATTCCACTACCTGTTCCAAACTTAAAGGGGCTGCTAGGTGCCTTTGAATTTGAGGACTTACCCTGCACACCATAGTCTTGGAACTTCCAATACGGAGCAAGCTCATCCATCTTCCATCGCAGCGCAAGGGAGTTAGGGCCTGCCTCAACCTCATACTGCAATGAGTTGTAAAGGGTGCCAGTTACGTTCTTTTTGTTGCGCGTTAGATTTGACTTCGCCTGTTGGACAACGCCTTTCGCAAACTTCTCAAGGCTTGCCTTTACCAAATCTTGACGGACTTGCATTTAGCAGACGCTGATTTCTGTGTTAGCAAGAAGCACATCAAAGGTGGCAGTCCACCCAGCAAGCAGGTTCTCGAACCTCTCGGTGAAAGGCAAGCACGTTGGGTTGCCATCTAGCTGATAAAGTTCCGAGTACAACTGTCCCCTGCGGAGTTCCTGCACCACATCATTGATGACCGCAAGCTGCGTGTTTAGAATGTCTTGCACGTTGCTCGTTCCGTAGAACGGCTCTGCTTGGGTGCGAGGGTTTTCTTTGGTCTCATCAATGACATCCATACAGATAAGGCTGACGCTCATCCGAACTACCTGTCCCTCGAAGGAGGCTTGGTTTATCATAATGTGAGCCAAAGGAAAGATGGTCTGCTTGTTTAAGTCCACATCAAACACATCGCCAAACGTCACTACGTTGACTTGGCTATGAGCGTCAAGGGTATCTTTCAGCTTGGTGGTTATGTCGTAGAATTGTCTCATCGTTTTAGTTGTTTTTGCAGAATCTTGTTCTCTGTTTCTATTCGGTCTTTATCAAAGGTGAGGTAGGTGAATGCGAAGGATGCTGACATTTCGGATACTTGGTCGAACTTCAAAGGGTCTCCGCCAGAGAGTTGATAGAAGATGGGAAGCCAATTCCATCTTTTAGAAAATTGTGCAGCGGGGCTAAATTCATCTGATTCTCCATCGCTAAAGATTGCAGGGAAGCTCGCGACAAATCGTTTCCTAAAGTCCAAAAAAAAAGCATCGCCCCTACCGTAATGTCAAGGGGTATCTCCAGCATTTTGTTGGCATATTTAGAAGAACCCTCATATTTTTCTATGTCATAACGCTGACCAAACGTAGAAACGACAGGGCGGAACAGAACCGCCATAGCCTTGTGCATCTGTGTCCAATCAGAAATGTATTGATCAATGTCGTTTAGCTCGCCTACGGTGATCTCCTCAAGGGATGGGATGAACCCAAACTCCTGCTTGCCGATAAAGAAACGCTGCTTTAGAGCAGGTCGTTCGTTAAATGCCTTGCTTAGGATGCTATTCACCTTCGTTAGGCTAGAGGCTTTCATCTGGAGGATTACATCCATCTTCAGACCGCAGAAGATTTCCAATGACTTGCGAGCAAGGAACTCATCATCACCCTCAAGACGGATGAACTTTTGGTAGTCAACGAGTTTTATCTCGTTCATCTGGTTGGGTACAAAGAGTTTCATTGTATTAAAATAACCTTTTAGTTTTAGCGTATGGCATACCTGCCAAAGTTAGGTCTACTTAGCTTGTTGTAGGTCGCATATCTCAGCGCATCGATCGCGTGGTTGAAGGCATCGATTGGCTTATTAAGCAGATTGCCGTTTTTATCTTCCACCCATTTATAGTTTTGAAGCTCTTTGATTAAGTTGCTGCTTCTTGGTGTTACGAATAACTTGTGCCTCTTCAGCACGTCAATTCCAACTATGATGCTGTCTGAACCCTTCTGAGTGGGTTTTACGTTCCATCCCATACGATGCAGCTCCTCGATGCTTTTAGGTTCAGCAGAGTCAG